AGGATGACTTCCTCCCATAGTAGTCGTAGCTGCTAAGCTAGTTAGCCTATTACGAATAAAATTATCCGTATCTGTAGCTAATGCGCCTTCAGTAATAGTGGCTGTGGGGGCAGTATTTTCTGTAATAAGCTTACCAAAACCAGACCAATTAATAGTAGCAATACCATCAATATCAAAATCAATAGAAGCTTCATTTACAACGCAGCCATCAATCTTATAAGTAGTTTTTGTCCCAGAGCCTGCTCCGCCCATTACAAAAAAGATTTCTACTGATTTTGTGCCGTCTGCTCCTTCTGCTAACGTTGTTTTATTTGAGTTTGCAAAAGTGATATCAAGATCTGATGTATCGGCACTAAATCCAGTAAAAGTATGTGATGCATATGCAGCATTTCCAACCATCATTGCCCAAAGAACTTCTTCTACTGCGTGGTGAGTATTTTGCGTATCGTCTGCGGCACCTGCGCCTGAGCCCGCTGATTTAAATGGGCGCATATAAGTTGAAAAACTCCATTCTGCAGGTGCATAGGAGTCTGTAAACATTTGACGACCTCGACGGCTATTGCCTGCGGTGTCCGCCATTTCATTCAGAGTAATTTCTGATGCATTTGTTGCTTGCGAAAAAGAGAATCCGTCAAGAACAGGCATTTCCCAAACTGCACTGTCTATCTTAACGAATACCTTAGTATCGCGACTAAAATATAATGTATCTGCCATAGTTTATCTCCTATGTATATTGAAAGGACTAGGACGTGAACGTTTGTTCTTGCCAGCCGTTTCTAGTAACGAACCTCTAGAAGAATTTCTCCTACACCCAGTGGTTCCAATACTCCTTCATCAGTATCAATGCTAATAATACTAATTTGATGTGTGTGATGAGTAACTCCTCGTCTATCTTCATACTCTAAACGAGAGTTTGTCTCTATAACTGTTTCTATATCCTCAAGAAGCTCTTCTAAAGCTTCTACTGAATCTTCTGCCTGAACATATACTCGAACTGTTACTGCTAGAAATCTGTCCTTATACCCTCCTGCTTGGTAAAGTCTACTTTCACTTCCTGCATTTAAGTGTATGGAAGGAAATTCATTTACTTCGTCCCAAAATTTTAACCTTGGGTGCACGTTACCGTACATATTAGTATTAAACTCGCCGTTTCCGTCTATTTCTTTTAATTTTTCAACTAATGCATTAGTTATACCAAGTCTTCTAGTTGAGTATGCTCTATTAGTATCTTCTGTCATTATACTCTCCTAGTGTAGAACCTTCCAGTAGCTAATTCAGCTGCTACATCCCTTATAGACTTATCGATAAGTCTACGTGGATCTCTATCTGTAGAAGCCCATGCTCCGCCTGCTCCTACTTCAAAAACTCTATAAGGATTTTCTTGATATGTATATCCTATACTAGGAAACCCTTGTGGAGTTTTTACAATGTCAGTAATTCTTACTGAGGATGCAAAAGTCCCTGTTCTATTTTGAAGTGCAGGATATTTCATGTTTTTAAGTACCTGCCTGTTAAGCTTAGAATCTAAAAGAGTCATTAAAGCTACATAGCTTTGTTGGCCTTTACTAGCAGGGCCAGTAATATGTTTACCAATTCCAGAGTCTCGTAAAACTCGTACTTTCTTTTTAGACTTTGTAGGCTTTGAGCGCTTTGATTTACTGGTCTCTTTTACTTGTTTTCTACGCTTGCCTATTGTCCGCTTGTTTTTTTGTTTTGTGCCTGAAATACTATCTAAAGTTACTTCTGCAATTGCATCATCAAGAGGGGTTGACCCCGGCATAGTAGCTAGCTCTTTTAGCTCTCTTCGTAAAGTTTCAATAGCTGCTTTTTCAATCTCTTTTTGAGTTTGATTATCAATAGTAGACTGCCACGTCAAAACAGGAATATATTTTTTACGTAATCTTCCGGTTTTAGTAAGTAATTGATCATGTTGTACACTAATTCCTAGTGTGTTTTTTGTACGATCGACAACTTCTTGTATTCGTGCATCTCCTCCCGCTTGCTGTAATATTCTGTCAGTTTGCAGGGTTGTAACACTTGAAGCAGCAAGACCTCTGCCGTCTTCTGAGTGCCCCAGCTGAGCTCCTTCAGTATCCCCCATACCGCCTAATTTTGAAAATTCTGTTTCGCTTCCTTTACTAAAGTGACGTTCTACTATTTGCCTTAATATTGCTGTTTTGTTGGCAGTTTTAGTACCTGCTTTTGCAGTGCGTATTGTTTCGTACGAAGATATAATGTAGCATCTTTCAGTAGGTTTTAATACTATACCCTTTTTTGCCTCTACTAGCTCATTGAACCGCCTTGTAGATTTTACGTTTTTTGATTGCGTTTTTAACCAAGTATCCCAATCAGTCCATATTTTTGTCTGCACTGATACGGGCATTGAAGGAAATACGCTGCCCAGCACTCTCATGAAAACCATTTGATCAATCACAAGTAACTGCCCCGACTGTCGAACTATTGATTTTCTAGACTCTCTAGCTCCGCCCCCTTCTGCTGCACGTTTCATCTCGTCCAGCATTTTTTGTGCTAGTCTACCTGTTGCCATTAAAAGTTTTTATATAGGTCCAGAACACGTTTAATGTGATCTGGAAAGCCTCGCCCCTCTCCGGTGCCTTGATTCTCAATAGTAGCGCCAGAAATAGTCCGTCGCTGAGTGTGCTCATCTTTCATATAGTACTTAATTAAATCTACTACTGCAAGTCTCAAATCAGTAGGACATACTGAATATCCTGCTTTATATGTAACTTTTACGGACCCCGCACCACGAGGCCAGTTTTTATAGGTAGATCCCGTTACGTACAGTACACTATCCGTCGTTGCATCAAGATAATAGTCTGTAGTTGGCACGGTGGTGTAACTTTCCGTAACGGAATCTCTTTTTTCTACAGAAACAATAGTATTTACTGGAGACTCTGTAAGCTGTACAATATGAGTGTCCCAGTCCATATTAACTGTCTCTACTTTGTTAGTAGTGTAAAAATCTACAATACTGTTTCCACAATAAGTTTTTACTAATTGACTCACAGAATCAATAAGCTGATTTATACGAAAGTCGTCCTTAGGGTTAGTAAGTCCTTCAATCTGTTTATAATCTGCAAGAGTAATTAAATTTGCCATAATAAATCAATTAGTAAAAACTTGGGGAGGAAACCCTCCCCAGTTTATTTATCTAGCTATTAAGAGCCCGCTTGGACTAGCTTAACAACAGATACGTCAGTAGTACCGTTATTAGCAACGAGTTGGTTGAAGCCGAGTGACTGGCTAGCAACGATTACTCGACGCTGATTAAGTACTTCGTAATCTTGCTCTACGGATACACCGCGGAGACGTGGGATTACGTGGTTACGAACGTTTACAGCGTAGCCTACAGATGCGCTTGCGCCTTCTGCTTCGAGCTGATCAGATACAACTACTGGAGTTCCAAAGATTGAACCTACAGAACCTGTAATCTTAGTAGCCATATCAGAGCCTACGTCTGTGATGTCGGCAAAGCCTGCATCAGCAATCAGATCGTAGTAACGCTTCTGAGATACAACATAGATCAGATCTTCTGGCATCATGCCATACTTACCCATGAGCTTACGTGCTCCGAGGAAGTCTGCTGCGTCAACAACACCAGTACCGGCTGCTGCTACAGAAGTTACAAACGCGTTTGAACCTGCAAGAGCTTCGAGACCGTCGAATGCTTCTGAACCACCGGAAGTACCAGTAAGAAGAGCTCCGTCTACTGCGCGAGCGTGTGCACGTGCAACTGATTCAACAAGCATTGGCATCAAGTTAACAAGAACTTCTTCGTCAATGTTGTTATCCATGAAAGTAGTCGAGATCAATCGAGTTGCTTTCAGGATTACTTGCTTAGCATTGTACTGTACGTTAGTGACTTGAGGACGGTTCTCCAAGTTACCTGCGGTATCAGTGTTTGAGCCCCAAGCTGCAGGACCTGCGTCTGTCTGGATTGGCAATACTTGAGTCTGTGAGTTAATTGTGATCTCACGGAAAGCTTGAGCGAGCTTAAGCTCGAGCATGATTTCCTTCTCGATTGCAGTAGAGACTTCTTGAGCAATATCACCAGCATTAGCTGCATAGTTGATACCTGCTTTTTCCATAAGGCTCTTCGAGTAGTTAGTTTCCCAACCTTTTCCAGTCATTACACCTAGAAGGTGGCCATACATAAAGTCCTTGCCCCACTTTGAAATGTTGCCAGACTCTGTACGATCAGCGAAGACACGCTTTGAATCACGCATAGCAGTGATTTCAGCATTCTTCTCTTCGAGGTCAGTCTTATATTGAGCAATTACTTCCTCAATCTTAGCATCTTTCTCAGCGAGCTTCGCTTCGACGTCGGCCAAGAGGCGCTCAGCACCTGACTCAATACCAGTTTTGATTACAGTTTCAACTTCAGCCTGCTTTGCGGCCTCAGCTTCTACTGCTTCTTGTGCTGCTTTAGCTTCTGCTTCAACAGCGGCTTTTTCTTCGGCCTGACGAATTGCGATTTTAGCAGCAGTCTCATCCGCTACCTTCTTAGCAAAAGCCTCCAGGTCGATTTCGGGAGTTTTTACTTCCGACATTGTTATCTCCTTTTGAACTGACTTTTCAGTTCCATCCGGTGCATCACTAGCTTCAAATGAATCTTCATCTTTAGCCAGAGACTGACCGGCTAGATCTACACTATTAGTGAAAGTTTTTTTGAATTCATTGTACTCTTCAATAGAGTCAAATGATTTCGCGAGAGAGAAAGTAGCTGCTTGGTTACAAGGTACCGATACTACTGATACTTCAAACAACTCAGCATCCTTTATCTTTAATCCGTCGGTTTCCGATAGGTAATCAGCATCCTTGACTCGGAAACCAACAGAAAATGCTCCAAGAATGCCTTCTTTTACAAGCTGCGCGACATGATC